AGGTAGCCCGTTTCCGTTTTCACTGTGCATGGCTAGCTGCCGGAGGAAAGGGGGATTTCCGGGATCACCTGCTGTGCGGGGACAGCCTGGACATGTCTGCGGATGGCGTCTGGCGGCAGGGCCTTTCAGCGGTGATGGCGGACGGAGGCTTTGACCTGGTAATCGGGAATCCCCCTTTTGTCGGGGAAAAAGGGAACAAGGAGCTGTTTGACCGTCTGAAGTCTTCTCCGTTGGCTTCCTATTGTTCTTCCCGCATGGATTACTGGTACGTGTTCGCCTGTGTGGGTCTGGATGCCCTGAAACAGGGGGGCGTGATGCATTTGGTTGTTCCCAACAGGTGGATGGCGAATGCCGGAGCGGCTCCCCTTCGCCGCAAGCTGCTGGAAGATTGCGGATTGCTGCGTTTGTCGGATTTCGGGGCTTGCCGGGTGTTTGAAGCCGCACGGGTACATACCATGACCGTTCTGGCGGAAAGGAAGGGGGATGGGGGAGGACTCCCGGTGCCGGAATACCGCCGTTTTTGCGGTCCCATGGAAGAGGTGGAATCCTTTCTGGAACATGAACCGTACTGCCGGTTTTCTTTGCCGGAAGATACCGGGGCATGCGTCAAGGAAGGATTGTTTTTCTGCTCCGCAGCCGAATGGAACGTTCTGGAGAAGATGGAGAGATGCCGGAATTTCAGGCTGGATGCCGCAAAGGAAATGACGCAGGGGATTGTACCGAACCCCGATGTCGTTTCCGCCCGTGCGCTGGAGAGCCTGGTGCCGGAGGCAGTGCAGCGGTCCGGCGTCCGGAGGGGGGAAGGGGTGTTTGTAGTGCCGCAGGGGTATTTCAACCGGCTGCCGGCAGCGGAACGGCGTTTTCTCAAGCCTCTGTATGAACCCGTCCTGGCAGGAAGATACGCGTTGAAAGCTCCGGAGAAGGTGTTGCTCTACCTGACTCCGTCCAACGGGTCGGAACAGGCCGTCACGCTTCTCCGGCATCTGGAAAAGTTCCGCCCCCTGATGGAAGCCCGGCGGGAAACCCGCATGGGCCGCATGAAGTACTATCATGTGCACTGGCCCCGGAAGGAACGGTTCTTCCTTCCCGGTCCCAAGATTCTGGCTGTCCGGAAGTGTGCTCGGCCCACCTTCTCCTACACGGAGGATGAGGCTTATGTAATGATGGCGTTCAACGTGATACGCACGGAACGCGTAAGCATGAAGTACCTGGCCGCCCTGTTCAATTCACGTCTCATGCAGTTCTGGTTTCTCCGCAGGGGGAAGATGCAGGGGGACTTTTTCCAGATGGATACGGCACCCATCCTCCGCGTTCCCATCCGGGTGCCCGGCCTTTCCGTGCTGCGGGAGGTGGAAGAGCTGGCGGATACCCTCACGGCCCGCTATTGCCCGGAAGGGGATGAACGGATGAATGAGCTGATGGAAGGCGTTTACGGCCTCTCCCGGCAGGAACGGGAAGTGCTTATTCAGGCGTGCTCTCCACCGCGGGCCGGGTGGGGAAGCATGCCAGAATGAGGAGGAGCAGCCAGTAGGCGGTAGAAATGATACCCAGGAATTGCGTCGCGGTTCCCCCTGGATACTGGAAGCGCTCCAGGATGGCCCAGTTAAGGAAAATAATGACGCCCAGGCCCAGGTAACCGTAACCCCACGCCGTGTTGAAGCCGGCGTCCCGAAGCCTTCTGATAGTGACGCCCAGGATAGGAAGATAAAGGACCAGCAAGACGATTTGGGTAATGAAGAAGAAGGAGGCTATTCGGATAAAAAGGATAGCCTGCATTTGTTCCGGGTCCTGCATGGCCGCCAGTTCTCCCCACGGAAGAGTGACCGCGACGATGACTCCGCCGACAAGACTGAAGATGAAGGAGAAGAGGTTCATGAAAAGGAAAAAGCCCCAGAACTCTCGCCGGGGAGCCGTTCCGGAGAAGGCGCAGTACTTTTTCGTCAGGCACAGGATGAAGTATTTCCAGAGAGAGGGTCGTGTTGTAGTGTCCATAGCTGCCGCTTTTCATAACATGGCTTTTTGAAAAACAGCAACGCCAAAAGAAACATCCGGGCTTGATTTTCGGAGGGCCCCCCTTAAGGTGTGCGTCCTGCAACCTGTTTGTCGAGCCTATGATGAAGCCTGTTTTTCTGGGGAAATACCTGCTTGCCGCCTGCTGGTGCGCCGCTTTTCCCGCGGCGGAGGCCGGCGCGGCGGGGACGGGGATGGGGTCACATTCGCCCCGGTGTTCAACTTCTACGGGAACCCCACCAAGGAGCAGGCCATGGAGGCAGGCCGCGTGAGCTTTGCGGAGTTCAAGCGGCTGTACAAGCAGATGAAAGCCGAGGAGCGGCGCAAGAGTTTTTCCCCGGCATAAGGAGGGCAACGCATGGCAAACACATACACCACCCGGCAGGGGGACGCCTGGGACGCTATCGCGTTCAGGGTGTACGGTGATGAAAAATACACCGGTTGGCTTATGCAAAACAATTTCCCGCTGCTGGACACCTTTGTTTTTGGCCAGGGCGTTGTCCTCCAGACGCCCCCACCGCTGGAGGATGACGAAACGGCATACATGCCGATCTGGAGGACTGGAGCATGAAAACACGCAGCGCGGCGGTGGATCTCACATGGAACGGCGCGGCGGTCAAAAGCAAAATGACAGGCCAGACCACGGAGATCACATACACGGATCCGGCCAGCGGTGAAGCGGACAGCCTGGACATAGCGATCCATGACCGTGATCGCCAGTGGACGGTGGCGTGGTTACCCCTGGCGGGTGACACGCTGGAGGCGTCCATAAAAGCCTACAACTGGGACCGGGAGGGAGATAACCGCACCCTCCCCTGTGGTTTTTTTATCCTGGACAAGTTCGACTTTTCCGGGTGGCCCATCACCGGCACCATTTCCGCCGTGTCCGTCCCGGCAGACGGCGCTTTCCGTGAAACCGAGCGGACCAAGACCTGGGAAAAGGTCACGGTCCAAGAGATTGGGAAAGAGATCGCCAGCCGGGCCGGTATTACCCTGACCTGGGATGTGGAGGGCGCGGAGTTTACGATCCAGTCCATTGAGCAATCCGGCCAGACAGATTGTGATTTTTACATGTCCCTGTGCGAAACCTACGGCTATGCCATGAAAGTATATGCCCAAAAAATCGTGGTTTTTGACCGTGAGGCGTACAAGAAAAAGGATCCCGTTATGAAAATCCGGGAAAACGACATGGAAAGCTGGAGCTGGTCAAAGGCCCTTGCCGGGACCTACACCGGCGGGGAGTACACATACACGGACCCCTCCACCGAGGAGGAGATCAAGGCCACCGTGGGCGCCGGAAAGCGGATCCTAAAGCAGACCGGCAAGGCCGACAACAAAGCCGACGCAGAGCGTAAGATCCAGGCGGCGGTGGACAAGGCCAACCACGGCGCCGCCACCCTATCCCTGACCATCACGGGCAACGCCGCCCTGGTGGCCTCCCAGTGCGTCACGGTGGTGGGCCTGGGCCGTCTGTCAGGCAAATACTACATTGACAGCATAGCCCACCATGTCGGCCAGGGCTACACCATGGATCTGGAGCTGTCCCTGGTGGAGAGCATGACCGAGGAGGTGGTAAAGGACGCCACCGAGCGGCTGGCCGCCGTGGGCGTCATGGCCTCCCCTGGCTACTGGGTGGCCCATTACAAAGATGTCAACAACCTGGACGGCCTGATCCTGAACATGGCCACGCGGATCAAGCAAAACCTGGGCGGGTCCAGCATTACCACGGTGGACGCAGCCCTAAAGGTCCTTACCAGCACGGGTGTGATCAATTCCCCCGACTACTGGGCAAGCAAATACACCGCCCTGGCGTGGCTGGGCACCCTGCTGATCAATGCGGCTAACGCCCTGACGGCAGATTGAGGAGGACAGAACCATGGCAAACGAGATCCGCGTGGGGAAAGTTTCGTCTATTGACTACGCCGCCGGCCTGGTGCGGGTGGCGTATCACGATAAAGACGATAGCGTGACCCAACCCATCCCCATGCTTTCCGATGAGTACAACATGCCCCAGGTGGGCGATCAGGTCCTTGTGCTGCACCTCTCAAACGGCGCGGAGGCGGGCCTGGTGCTGGGGCGGTATTGGAACGGCAAAAACAAACCCCCGGAGGGCAAGGCGGGCCTGTTCCGCAAGGACCTGGGCCGGGCGCCTGGGGCGGCCATGATCCGGTACGACGGCAGCACCCTGACCATCAAATGCACCGGAGCGATCAACATTGAGGCGGGCGGAGCCGTGACCATCAACGGCGCCACCATTGACCTGAATTAAGGGGGCGGAGATTATGCCGCAGGCGGCAAGACTGACGGACGCCGTGGCGGGCACCACCGCAGGCGAACACACCGGGCATATACCGCCCCACCCCCCGGAGCCATTCACGGGCGAGATCTCCGGGGCCTGTTCCGGCACCGTGAGGATCAACGGCCTGGCCGCTGCCGTGGTGGGCAGCACCACCACCGAGCGGGACGGCTGTTGCGG